AATATTATATAGGATGGCCGCTTTCCACGTGGCTATTTGAGAGTTTTGGAAGAGGTATAAATGTACCCCCAGTACCCCCGATTCACAGGATTTTAATGCGAGCTCGAATCGGGGGTACACGCTCATATTCACGAAAATGCCATTCCGCTAGAGAGAGAAACGCTTTTGCGCGATGCGCTAGAGAGAGACGCTTAGCAAAACGCAACCAAACCTTGCGTTTTGATATTTCGCTTTACGCTGGAGAGAGAAACTTGTAAAAACGCAACAACACCTTGCGTTATGATATGCAAGGATTAATCGACGTTCATTATAATTTTTATTCGCGACCAATAAAAATTACAGGCAGATCCATAAATAAACACATGGAGATGTATAAAAGCACACGTTACTAATGTCGAATTGCACAGAGCTTGGATTAAGCATAAGGAAGAAGACATCACGTCTTGCGCGAGCTGTACAACCTGGATCTGTGAGCAACAAAGAGGTAAAATCTATGCAATTCGTAAGACAACATTACAGCTGTACAAAATTTGTATGAATGCATAATTACTCCCGTAATTATTCTCCGCCTGAGATAAATGTCATAATATTTCCGCTGCGCGGCCATTGAAAACAATAGAATCATGCTTAGGGACATTTGCCTTGGGGGGTCACATTTCATCTATGTGACTACATCCTAGTTGCCTTTAACGGGCTTATATTTGTTTTCAGGGACATGGACACTTCAATTCCAGTGATGCATAGCGAATACATTCAAAGCACAAGGTCTGAATACAGACTTACAAATAACGAAACCCCAATTTCGTTACAATTCCCGTCATCACTGGAAAAGGTACGAGTCCGAATAATGGGAAAATGCATGAAGGTCGACCACGTAATCATCGAATACCGTAACCAGGTTCCGTTTAATGCCCAAGGCTCGGTGATTGTCACAATCCGTGACACAAGGCTTAGCGAAGAACAACAAGACCAAGCCCAGTTCACATTTCCTATAGGCTGTAATGTCGACCTACATTACTTCTCCGCCTCCTTCTTCTCCCTAGAAGATAAAGCACCGTGGGAGTTATTTTACAAAGTAGAGGACTCAAATGTGAAGGACGGAGTAACGTTTGCGCAAATCAAGGCCAAGCTTAAGTTATCATCCGCAACGCACTCAACGGACATAAGGTTTAAGCAACCCACAATAAAAATCCTCTCAAAGGATTACAACGCGGACTGTGTGGACTTCTGGTCCGTTGGAAAGCCCAAACCGATTAGGCGACTCATTAACCCAGGCCCAACAACAGAGTCCAGTCTTGCAGGGCATTACCGGGCCGTTCAAATACAACCCGGTGAAACATGGGCCACCAAATCGACTATAGGCAGGTCTTCGTCCATGCGACTAACAACGTCGCAACCAATGCATACGGGTTCCACCTTACGCACACAGAGTGCTTGTTCCGACGCGGAGTTCCCCTTACAAGGACTGCACAAGCTACCTGAAGCATCACTAGACCCAGGAGATTCAATTTCCCAAACAACGTCAAATGCGCTCAGCAAGGCGGACATTGAGTCCATTGTAGAACAAACTGTAAATAAGTGCTTAATCGCACAAAGAGGCAGTAGCCTTAAAAACTTGTAAATGTAAACATTTAATTATCCAATATAACGCGTTTCCAATTGAACAAATGGTACACATGACATCGACTGTTCCGATACAAATGCATAGCTGACTAACACCGCATTCCTAGAAATATTCCTATAATTTCCCCCACTATTACCGATGTCATGGTCGTAAAATGAGGCCCATATGGGATACCTCGAGTGCGTAAAACGCCTATAACACTTAAACTGGAGGACTCTACTATCGTCCTGCGTGTACACCATTTTGCTCACGCTCGTTAGTATCCTAAACCTACTGGTTTGATTGTCCAACAAACGAAGAGTCACATATGCAGATGAATAGGGTCCAAACAACTCCACAAACGAGGGGAGTTGGTTGCTTCCTTCCGGCAAATATGGCTTCATGTCCATCACCAACGCCATCACAAAAACGCCAGAGAAGTTTGTCGACCTCTCCATGGCGTCATGTTTAACCAGGCCTTTAACATTAATGACGCCTGATGCACGTATGCTTAGCAATTTAATGTAGTCACGAGAACGTCCTTCTCCAGAGAGGGCACGTACAGGGTAACTAATGAATGACGTAGTATCACAATTACTGGTCAAGGCGAACGCATCACCATGATGTCGTTCCATTAAACACTTGTAGCCCAACGGGCGCTCAACACGTTCATACGTCAGAGAACGAGAAACACCACCACGAGAAAAACCTTGACTCTTGTAACGCCTAGAAGGCGTTGTAGTTGGTATCCGGTAACCGGAAACCTTAGACCGGTCAAACCTCCGTCTTCCCTTAAATCTAGGAGACCACATTTACCCAGTGATAGAACCTCACGGCAACGAATTCCATTTTTATATTGGTTAAAAAATATCTTACGCATGAGGGTTATTGCTGAGCAAAACTAAAGTAATTTGAGCACAAAATAATACACATCCACGGCCTTAATTGAGAACCAATATAAAAAATACCCGCACTACATGACAAAACCGTACAATATAACATTCAAACTACTTAATATGAACGGCCAGATGCGTAACACGTAGGAGTAGTGCGGGGTAGGGGACCACCAGAGTGGGGCCCACTATAAAAGGGCGGGCGCGGCCATCCGGT